AAAAAGAGGCAGGATTGTGAACAAAATAGCAATCCTGCCAAAAATTTATTCAAAGATGGTGAGATAGTGACAGAAAATTTACATGGTCCTCAAGGTCATATTCTTCATTTTTATGAAGATCTTGATATGAAAATTCACGATTTTCAGGAAATGATTTCTTCATTTCTTGAAGCCAAAATAGGACATATTGAAGAAAAAATTGATGGTCAAAATCTCACATTTACTGTAAGAGATGGTAAAGTAGAAACCTTTTCTAAAGGTGCAACTTGGACTACGATTCAAAAAGGTGGTAAGAAACTTTCTGATTATGAGTCTTTGTATGCTAATAAGCCTGATTTGAAAAATTCGTTTGTAAAATCATACAAATCCTTGCAATTTGTTGTCGATTCTCACCCCAATTTATCATCGAAGCTATTTAAAAACGGATCAGTCGTTATAGAAACACAAATGGTCATAGCGAACACAAAAAATCTTGTGGTATATGAAAAAGATGCGATTGTGTTTGTTAAAGCCTTTAATTTAAACCCTACTTTTAATGGAAACGTAGACTTAGAAGCATATCATGACTTCCTGCGAGTATGTAAAAATGCGAATACCGATATCAAAATTTGCGAAGTGCCTGTTCTAAAATTAAAAAAATCTGATCTAAGTGAATCGATTAAAAAAGAATTGTTTTCAGATCTTGATGCTATTTTAAGCCTTGCAGATGTAGGAATTTCTGATACAATTGGTGATTTGATTGTAGGTCTTTTGCATCAACGTCTTGTAAAAGAGGGAATGTCGTCTCATCTTGCAAAAAGAATTGCTACAAGAATTGGAAAAGATCAAAAATCAGCTTTTACCGCCAAAGATGGTGAAAGAGCAGGGTTTTTAATCTGGGAAAAGGTCAAATTTATGGAGGAAAACTATTTTCTTGAAGAAACTATTATTCCTCTTGAAAGAATTCTTCAAAAGCTTTCGATTCATGTATTTAAGAATTGTGATTTTTCTCTTAGTTCTAATGTCATCAATTCGAATAACGAAACTGTCGCTTTTGTTAAAAAAGCGAGGCAATCTTTTATAAAAAATAAAATAATTGCCGATAAAAAACAGCTAAGAATTATCGAAGTTTCATTGAAAAGAATTGAGAAAGAAGAGGAATTTGAAAAGCCTGTAGAGGGAATAGTTTTTGAATGGAAAGGAAAACTTCGAAAGCTTACAGGCCTTTTTTCTCCAATAAATAAAATAATCGGCCTATTCGTTTATGGTAAATCTCCTGCTAAATTTTCGAATTTTTAAAATTAGATAATAATTAAAACAGGAGATTTTAAATGTCAACTATTAAAAGTGGAATATTAAGACAATTTATTTCGGAGGCTTTGTCTAGAGGAATTATCGTAGAAGATAATGGAAATACAAGGTTTGATTTGAAAAAATGGGAAAAATGGATCCAAAATAACAAAGATGAAAAAATCAAAGGGGAGCCTCTTAAAAAATTGTTAGCAATATCACAGCTTCTTCAAAAGCAAGGTGGATCGCAGTCTAAAAAAATTAGTCTTCCAGCACCCGGCGCAGATATTAATCAGTCTCGCTTATCACAAGCTGATCAAGATTTATATGATCTTTCAGAAGATATATTATCTTCTATAGAGAAGTATGCTGGTGATCATAGTCTAACAACTATAGATCCGACTAGCAAAAAGAGGATTTTAGATAAAGCTGTTTTAAATCTTGTAATTAAATATTTTAATGATCATCAAACAAAAGATCTAGACAAAAAAATTAAAGAAATATATTATCAAATTAAAGATATTGACAATAAAAAACCACGTATAAAAATAGTACGTTATATGCAAAGTAGTTTAAATAAATCTTTAAATGATTTTTCTGACGTTGAAGGAATTTATATCACAGCAGTGTTTGACAAACTTCTTGAAAAAAATAAATTAATTTCTTATAATAAAGAAAGCAATTTGCAAGAGAAACGCAGTAGATAGAACAATAAAGGAAATAAAATGGGTGGATCTGCCTTTAAAGATAAAGATGGAAAATTTTTAACCACACACATTTATCGAAACGAGATAGATCAAACTATTCTTAAATTGAAGAATCATTTACTCGATTCTTGCAATTTAAACATTGAATTAATAGGCTCAACAGGCAAATGTGAAGTTTCTAATGATATTGATATTGTCGTTGGGCCTATTTCAATAAATGAAAAAAATAATCTACTAAAAAGCTTAAAAGAAAAGTTTAGTTCTAATAATGTAAAGCTGGTTGGTGCAATCATTTCAATGATGCTTCCAATAACAGGACGAGAACGCGACTTTGTTCAAGTTGACATCATGTTATCAACTGATATCAAAAAAACCGCTTGGTTAATGTCTGGATTTGGAGATTCTATCAAAGGCAAATACAGAAATTGTCTATTGGCATTTATCGCTAAGAATAGAAGCAGCAATGGTGTAAAAGTTTCTATGTCTTTTCCAGGAGGCATTCAGGTTCTAAAAAATAGCGAAGTCGTGATAGATAAAAATGAAGATCCTGTTGTGATTTTCGATATTTTAGGAATAAAAGCTGATCCATTTCAATGCCAATCTTTTGAAGAGATAGTTCAAAAAATAAAAAACGATAGAAGTGTTTGCGATCTAAACGAATTTTCCACTTACATAGAAAAATTCATAAATGATCCAAAAACATCAAGTGAAGCTCTTCGAGCCGTGTCTTTTATTTCTGACTGCTTAGTATCTTAAGAAATCTTGGATCTATCACGCCGCCTTTTGCGATAATAGCAACATGCGGAACATCACCTGCATAAAGTGGTGATTTTTTATCGTAGTGGGACCATAATTCTTCATCGCTTCTTTTCAGCAACTCATCAAGTTCAGCTGTCGATATAAATCTTTCTCTGCTATTTCCTAAATCTTTTAGAAGCTTGTTTTGCTCTTTTTTGTCCATTCCCAACCATGCGTCTTCCGATACAGGAAATGGGACTAATTCCATTCCATAAAATTTAGTATCTGGTTGTTCATCTAATAGTTTGTCAATATCTATTAAAACGCGAATAGTTTTAAATTTTTTTGAAGGATGTTGCGGTGACAATTCAAGATCTTCAGGAGGAGGCTTGATATATGCATTGGGACCTTTCAAAAAAGGCTCATTGCTTTTATTCGTATTTTTTATAAATTCTTCACGTTCTTTTTTGTTTGGTCTTGATAATTTTAGCAAATCTTCCATTTTTGAAAGCTTCTTTGCTGAAAGAAGCCCATTTGTTTTAACGGAATCAATCGCAGCGGCTGGTACCTCTGTGACAAGAATTCTTCTTACTCTGTCATCGACTTCGCTCATCTCTTTGATGAGCTTTTTTAGTTTTACAAAACCTTCATTATTAGAAAAGGGCCATTTTGCTATCAAATTTCTATCCTTTTTTCTTACAACAGGAATACCCGACTCTTTAACAACTTTTAGTATTTTTCCTTCTTCGCACTTTTCTATAGGAATATTGTCAACGTTAAATCCCATATCAATAGTATCTGCGCAGTCTGCGCAGAAATCATCTGTGAAAATGATTCCAACTATTTTCCAATTGTCTACAATAAATTCGTTATTAGACATACTGTTTTGCTTAAATGAAGCCTTGTCAAGAATCATATTGTTAATAGAAAATGAAGTGTTCTCGGTTGGTCTTTTTGGAATTCCTGACGTGTTTTTATATACGCTTTTAAAATCTTCAGGTACATCGCCATAATAACCAGATCTAACAGTGTCCATATCATTAGAGGCAAATGTGACATGTCCATCTAAAATAATCCCAACATCACCCCAGATAGAATTAAAAGGTCCTTGAAGATAACCCGCTGCAGATATTTCATCTTTTCCGCTTAATTGCAGTATGTTTGCAAGTCTTTCAGATAAAGACCCTTTTCCTTCGTCAGATAACCAGTGAATTTTTATGACTTCATTTTTAAAAAAATTGTGATCTGCTTCTTCATTCCAAATTCTTTTTAATTGCTTCGCTTTTAATACATTTTTATCAGGATCTTTCAAAAAAAGAGGATCGTGTAAGCTATGACTAAACTTTATGTTTTTAGCTTTCGATTTGTAGCCAGCAAAATCTTCTTTTAGAATTTCTTTAATTAGATTTTTTATCATTTAAAATCCATAATAACGTTTTACATCATATTCGCTTCTATTCAAATACCTATCATAAATAGGAATCCCTAAATCTAAAGCGGTTTTAAATAGATTTTCGTTAGAAGGATGAAAAATTACTCCAATGATTCCTTTTATTTTCCAATTTGCGACTATCAATTCATTAGATCCTATTCCGCCTGATTGAAAAGAATTTTGATCTAAAATGTAATTGCTAGATGAGTAATCACTAAATTTTGTCATTCTTTTTGGGGTTCCTGAAGATCGATATTTCTTATGAACGTAATTTGGAAGACCGCTAAAATAGCCCGACATCAAGTAATCCATGTCATTTGCAGCTAATGTGACATGTCCGTCTATTAAAATTCCAGTATCTCCCCATGAACTTTTAAACGTAGTAGTCCCAGGTAAATATCCCATCGCCGATATTTCACTTTTAGAATTTAAAAGTTCTTTTAAGCCATTTCCATCTAAGTCACCTGCAATCCAATGAACTTTTATCAATGATTTCATGAATTGATGATCAGCTTCTTCATTCCAAATTTTTTTTATTTTTCTAGCAATTTTTTTAATTTGAGAATCACTTTCAAAAGTTGGATCATGAAAATCGTGATTAAATCTATTACCTTTAGTTCTAGCTACGAAGTTTTTCAGATCTTCGGCTAATAAAATTTCTTTGATAAATTCTTTTAAAATCATTAGAGGTTATCCATATAGTTGATTATTTCTTCGTTAGATATATGATAAGAATTTTTATCAATAACAGGCAATTTAAACATTTTTGAAAGTTTCAGAATTTTTGATAAAACATCTTTTTCATAGACTGTGTCATCTTCGAAATCACTTAAAACAAATCCTACAATTCTCCAATTTGCGACTATCAATTCGTTATTTATTTGCCAAGATTCTTCTTCGTTAAACGAATCCTTGTCTAAAATGTAAGTAGCCGCATGATCTCGAGTAAATGCGCTTGCTCTTTTAGGAGTTCCTGATGAAGAATATTTTTGCTGAATATCCTTTGAAATTCTTCCACCATAGCCTGACATGATAGCGTTCATATTATTTCCTGCCAAGGTCACACGGCCTTCGATTTTAACTCCGATATTCCCCCAGGTAGATTCAAGTGTTGCTCCTGGAAGATATCCCATTGCTGATACTTCGTTATTTTTTTTCAATGTAAAAAAATTTTGCAACTTTTCACTTTTTCTAGACGCAGAAATCCAATGAATTTTTATCAATGATTTCATGAATGCATGATCAGCTTCTTCACTCCAGATTTTTTTTATTAGTCTTGCTTTTTTCTTTTTTTCTACTTCAAATTCAAATGTTGGATTTGATGAGTCAATAACGTAATTGATGTCTTCTGTTCTCTTTATGAAATTTTTTAGATCTTCAACCAATAAAATTTCTTGAATAATCGATCTAAGCATATTGCAACCTTAATAATGATTAAATATGCCTCACAAAATTTAGTTTTAATTTATGTACAAAATTTGTGAGTGAATTATATTATAAACATGTAATGCTTCTCTGGCCCATTGGTTGGGCAGTGGCCTTCCAAGCCTCCTAAACCAGTTCGATTCTGGTGAGAAGCTCCACATTGGAGTCATAATGCATAATCTGACCGATGAGAATTTTGAGCAAACATTAAACGACAACCAAAAAACAGTCGTTCTTTTTAGTGCCAGTTGGTGTGCTCCTTGTAGAGCTCTTAAACCTGCGATGGTTCGTTTTGCCGCTCGACATAAAGACGTTAAATTCGAAATTGTGGATATTGAAGAGGCTCCACAATTTACAACTAAAATGAAAGTAATGGCAGTTCCAACTACAATTTTATTCAATGGAAATGAACCTGTTGATCGTGTAACTGGCAATGCTATGTCTCAGATTGAAAAGTTTTTTCTTTCGTAATTAAAAGATAATTTAATTCGATCTCTAAATTAAAGGAGTCGAGATGACAACTTCACAAACAACTGTAGCTTATTTGTCCCAGATTGGACATTACAATTTTCTTTATCCAAACTTCTCCCAGACAATCCACATTGAACCAGGCGTGAAGTTAACCCGACTTCCTTGGTCAATTCAGGAAAAGCATACACCATTTCTTATGGTAACTGGTGTAACAACTCTTGTTGTCTGGATTGAGGTTAAGCCCGAATAGCTCAGTTGGTAGAGCAACTGTTTCGTAACCAGTAGGTCATCGGTTCAACTCCGGTTTTGGGCACCATTTCTAAATCATGCGAAGGAAGTAAAATGCAAGAAGGTACTGCAATTGGCAGCTATATCGCTTTTCTATCCATCTCCTTTCTAGCCATTGTTGCTGAGGCTTGTTACGAAGCGGTGACTTATAAACCTCAAGACTCAGTGTCAGCATTCGTCCATTGTGCCTATGACGACGGTAGTGTGGCGTGGGATGGAAACGCGCGAGATGTGGAATATTACAAGGGAAAATGGTCCTTCCATGATGCAGTGAATGGTGATAAAATTAGTACAAACGCCGACTGCACTATCAAGAACAGCTCAAAGTAGAACAAACAAGGAGGCATTCAATGTCCTCGACGGACTTCAGCGACCCCGAATTTTACGGCTTGACAAATCACTACGCTGACAATCCCAACCTTGATAGCAACGGTTTTAGTATTTATGGTCGTGATAGCAGCCGAGATCGTTATTATGAAGGTAGAAACGTTTACGTTAGTGAACCTCATAAGCCATACGTTCCGCGTGAGCCTATTCTTCCAAAACGTGATGAGGAATGGGATTCTGATGGGCAGCGCCATCTGAACGAAATCAAGAAAAAGGCCTATTGCAAAGTCTACCTTCGCCCTTCCCAGTGCGGCCGGGACATGATTGAGAATAAAGAGGGCATGGGTCTTCTTTTTGGAGATCAAAACGGACCAAAGTATTACTATCAGTTCCTGCGCGAACTGATTCAAAATGATGATTATTTCGAGTGGTACAAAGACTCTCGCGAGCAGATTATTGCCCGTGCAGGGATTCATTCTGAGTCAGATTGGAAGACTGCCAAGGAAGAGTTTTTCAAAACGGGAAAGGCTTTGACCGGTAGTCACCGTAATGGTGAAAAGTATTATTACAAAGATGCTGATCGCTATTTTGCGGATTGGGTTAAAGAAGTAGACCCCGAAGAAGATATTAGAATTCAAAAAGAAGAAGAGGCTAAGAAAGATGCGCTAAAGCAAAGTTTGCGTTACTTTCTGAATCAATACAAAGGGTATAAAGAGCGGGGCAAGGTTTGTGTCAAGGTTTCGGAGAATCGTGACCCCAGCATACCCTATTCTGCTTGGCGTCCAGATACAGGACAGTGGTATCACTGGGAGGATTCCTGGCGCAAAGACCCTATTCGTGGTGGTCTAGTCAAGCCGCACTGGAATAGCGAGATTGATGAATCTTTACTTTTAACTATATAAGGAAAGGTCATGTCCTCAACAGACTTTAGTGATCCTGAGTGGTATGGTATTGCCTGGAATGACGATGTAGACGGTCGATGGGCAAGCCAGAATAAAACGAAATACGGCCCGGGTGATGGTCAGTACAAACGCGACCTGCAAGAAAAACTAAAGAAGATGAATAAAGAAATCTGGGAAGAGCATCATGCAAGTGTTGTGGAGGTCAAAGAATCAGAAAAAAATTATCGTTTGAAAGAAGCCAAGAAAATGGCCTACTGTCAAACGTGGTTTACCCTTCCATGGCTTGAATTAAGGCGGACTAACAATAAGCTGCTTCCCACAGATACAAACCGCGGCTTCAAGTGGGGCGACCCCCGTGGACTTGAGGAATTTTATCAAACACTTGGGATTGAGATTGAGCGCTTAGGGCTCCTCAAGTATTACTCCTCAAGGAGTGATGTTATCACCGCCGCTGGTCCGCCAACGGAAAGTGAACTCACTGAAATCAAGGAAGATTTCTACTGGAATAAGATTGATAACATGAAGAGGCGGGAAATCGATTGTTATGGGAAACTTCTTCATAGCCCAGAATACTGGAAAGAAGAGACGCAAAAGCTTAGGGAAAAATACGAACCTTAACGCTTAGAGCATACGAAATTTGAATAAGGGTAGATCTTACAATGAATAAAAAAAGCAAGAATGAAAATGTTTGTCCGGGTTGCGGTGAACCTCTAAACGCGCAAGGTCTTTGTGAAAGAATGGAGGCGTTTCGTAATTATGGAAAGAATTACCCTGAAACTACAGTAAACAAGCTTTGGAAAATGATTAACAATAAGTTCTAACACATTTTGTAAAAGGAGAAAAGATGCGCAAGCGTGACACTATTAGAAATATTAACAAATTGACATCTTTGATGGACGCGGAGATGCTCATTGGGTATTCAAGCTATAGAGGTTATGCAGTCCCATGCACAATTCGCCCTATCAAGTTTGAAAATTGTCTTGATGGCGTTCGAACTTATAGCTATCACGGATATCTAACACAGAAAATTGTCAAAAATGTCTACCTTAGCAAGAAAATTCAGACTATTTACGAAAGAGGCACCATTGTTTCACTCACTGCAAGGATGATCAAGTATCTTTTGAAGATCGCTGTTATTGTAGACGCTGAAAACAAATTGAGCTTTAATCTTGACGCTTACAAGATGTGGTGTGAGAAATACAATTTGCCTATCTCAGAAAAAGTGACATCTCTTTAATTTATTTCACAAAAAAATAAACATTGTCTAAATTGAGTTAATATTTATCATTACCTGGAAACAGGTAACATCGTGGAAGTGTGACCGAGTTGGTTTATGGTAACGGTCTTGAAAACCGTCGTCCCCTAAAAAGGACCGTGAGTTCGAATCTCACCGCTTCCGCCATTTTGCCCGAATAGCTCAGTTGGTAGAGCACCTGCCTTGTAAGCAGGGGGTCATCGGTTCGAACCCGGTTTTGGGCACCATTTATATGCACCTATGGTCAATCGGTTAAGACGCCGGCCTTTCACGCCGGAATGACGGGTTCGATTCCCGTTAGGTGTACCATTGAGGAGTAGTTCAATTGGCAGAACAGCAGACTTTGAATCTGTTTGTTGTAGGTTCGAGTCCTACCTCCTCAACCATTTGGATACGTGGCAGAGTGGACGATAGCACATCATTGCTAATGATGCAGACCCTAAAAAGTCTCGAAGGTTCAAATCCTTCCGTATCCGCTTTTTGACTGTATAACTCAGTGGTAGAGTAAGTGGTTCATACCCACTATGTCGTTGGTTCAAATCCATCTACAGTCACCATTTTAAATTAACCCCCAATACAACTTAACTTACTTCATTATTATAATGACAAGGATAAAAAATGAAAGTAGATTGGAAATGGTTTCTTAATTTAAAGAAAATGTCTGGTTCTTTTAACGAAAACCCATTTTCAGGTTGTTAATTTGAAGGCCGTTAGCTCAGTTGGTCAGAGCATGGGGCTCATAACCTCGCGGTCCTGGGTTCAAGTCCCAGACGGCCTATTTTTTTAGCAATATAATTATTATTGTCGCAAAAGCGACAAAAGGAAGGGCAAAACAATGAAAGTGAAAACTAATGTTCGTGTTGGTGCTTACGATTGTGGTCAAGGTGGCGTTTACGTTGTTCCAAGCAACAACGGTATTTGGGGACCAATGAACTCAGTTCAGTAGCATCAAAGTAATTCGAAATATCTAAAAACAAATTTGGCACCAAAGGAATAAAACCTTTGGTGCCATTTATTTATATGTGGAGATTGCTATGTCAAAAATAACCTTACAACAGGGAAAAACTTACACCTATCAAGGAACCGAAGGTGCATATTCGGTAGTCTTAGGTGAGATCATTGAAGGAGACGCGGAAACTGTTAGCCCAATTAGTGTTGGCGCCGGCGTACCAGCTATAGCAGCTACTCAAAATGCCACAATTCACATTAACACAAATAATAGTAAAATCTACAAAAAAATAGGAGGAGTTTGGGATTCAGGCACTTCTATGTTAGGGGCTCCTGGTCCAACCGGCTCCACCGGTCCTGCAGGACCCGCTGGTTCTACAGGTTCTACAGGTGCTAATGGATTATCAGTTCGCTTTGGAAACGGAGCACCGGGCTCTGGTCTTGGAGTAAATGGTGAAATGTATTTTGATTTAACAAATTTCAAGGTACATACAAAAAGTGCAGGTTCCTGGGATGTTGGCACCAATTTTAAAGGTGCTACAGGATCTACAGGACCTACTGGGCCTACTGGGCCTACTGGGGTAAAAGGAGACACGGGTCTAACAGGTCCTACAGGCGCCACCGGTCCTACCGGTCCTACGGGTCCTACAGGCTTAACGGGTGCCACAGGACCAGGATTAAACTCTTTCGTTGGAGCAATTTCAGGTGATATTTCTCTAACTGACACCTACGTAAGGATCGCTTTTAGTGAAATTAGTCATTATGGTAATATTTTAACAGCATCGACTCCTGTAGGCGGCGGAACAAGATTTACGATGAATGATGATGGAAGATATAAAGTTGAAATTGAGACTGTTTTTAGAGCAAATGGGGGAGTTGGAGGACAAACGCCAACGTGCTCTTTACAAATAAAGAGAGGAAGAACTCTAACAGATTTAACAATTCTTGAAGAATCAACTAGCTTTTCTGTTTCTGGTGGCGATATTGGAACAAGCGTTATTAGCACCACTAAAAGATTGAAATTAACTGCTGGGGACTACATCGATATATTCGTTAAAAATGATACAACCCCCTCATCGCCTAAATATGTTAAATTGCAAGCTGGCGGAACTGGCTCTGGCGCAGATATAGATCTTGACACTATAATAAACATTACGAAGCTCTAATTCATAATAAAGAGGAAACATGGACAATCGTCTTTTCTTTTATAAAGCTCACATAACTGAAGTTCATGATGGTGATACATTAACCGCTGATGTAGATTTGGGTTTTAAACTTGTTATTAAAAGTTTAAAAATCAGACTTATGGGTATCGATACTGCAGAAATTACAAGCAAAGATACTTCTTTGAAAAATCTTGCCATCTCTGCCAGAGACTGGCTACGCAGTCAGTGCTTAGGAAAAGATATCTATCTTGAATCATGTGGTGTAGACAAGTATGGAAGAAGCCTTGGTCGAATTCATCTAAAAGAAGGAACATGTCTTAATGATCAAATGATTCTATTAAAATTGGCAAATTCCTATGATGGAGGTAAAAAAGAGACCTTTGTCATTGAACAACAAGCTTGATTTTCATATAATAACATAGGTTTAGTAAAACAGTTTAACTAAACCTATCTTGGATGAAAAAAACAAAATTTTATAGGCAGGTGAAATGATTTCCAAGAGTCAAAGTAACCAACATTTTAAAATAATGAAATCAAAATTTAGATACTGCAGACTTTCCTCCACACAAAAACAATTGTTGGATTTATATGCGATGGAATATGGAATTATTCCTCCCAGTTTCTATTTTGAAAATAGAAATACAGAGTTTCCACTTGCTAAAACCATTTCATCTATGAACAAAGATGATGCAAGGGCATTTAAGAGAAAATTTAGAAAATTAAAAAGAAAAGTAAGCAAACTTAAAAAATATAGTGCGCTCACTGTAAGTGAAGCAGGTATTGCATATCTTTTTGAGGAAAAATACAATGTCGAATAATGAAAAAATTTACTCTTGGGATGTGACTGCCTTAATTGGATGGTCGAAATATCCTCAACCCAAAGAAAATTTGTCTTATCCCATAAAAGAAAATAAAAAGCTTGTCTCGTTAGGGCTTTTAAATGTAAGCAATGAAGTCGTAAATTCTTCTTATTATGAAAAGAAGTATAAATCTTCATCTGAAGTGACAGAAAAGGGTAAGATGCTTATTGATACTTACATTAAGCATCTTGAAAAAAGATGGCCAGTTTCAAAAGTTCCTCTTATAGAAGATCCGGATGGATCAAAAACAGGCCCTCCTCCACACTTTGCAATGTACGAAAGTTCAAAAGGCAATATTTTTGTTTATGATGACGGTGTTGATTTTGATGTTGTCTGGCATGATTATGCAGGTTATAGAGAAAGCGCACCTATTTTTAGCACTGTACTTTCTAGAAATTGGAGGCCTTGGTTTAATAGCACATGCTTCCTCGATTTTTCTAGTGAAATTCCTATGATGATTGATTCGATGGGAATTCCTGTAGTAGGTGGTAATCCGCAAATGTTGCTAAATGCAATGTATGCTTTTCTTGGCGATGCTAATTTAGAACATTTAAAGTCGACCTGTAGTCGTGAAAGACACAATAATTATGAAATTATTCTGGACTTGCATACCATTCCAGAACGGATAACTAAAGTTGTCGGACTCTAAACTCAGAAAGAAAAATGTAAGATCAATTAAGGAAGAAAATCTTACGCTAGAGTTCGAAAAACTGTTAGTTAATCATAAAGTAAAAAATGATTCTACCAATTTTGACTTGGGACCATATAAAAATATTATAGAATCATTGTCAATAAATGACAAGATTTGCGTTTTAACACACGCAGGAATTATTGTCGAGGTTGTTATAACAGACTTTCTTTCATTTTATTTTGAAGGAATAGTTTCTAAGTCAGATGAAGAGAGACTAATTCAAGCCGGCTGTAGGCAAGAAAAAGAAGATGTCAAATCTACATTTTACTATCATCAAATCAAAGACAGGAGTGAATACGAATGTGAATTAAAACAAGAAAACTTATTTGCAAAAAAAGTTAAAAAAAGACCTGTTCATCTAAGTTAGAGTGTTTATATTCATGCATATGGGAAATCCCATAAAAAAGGAGAAATAAAAATGTGGAAAATTTCAAGCTATAATTACCCTATCAATACTGATGATGTTCTTCGTGATCTTCTAGATCTTTATGATCCTCTGATTACAGCCGTAAATCGTGACAATGTCAAAGATACACAGGTTCAAAATTTGACCGAAGATGGGTTCGAGATTAGCTTTGACATGCCAGGACTTTCTCGTTCTGACATTGTTGTGACAGTTTCTGATCGACTCATGCGTGTTACTGGAAAGTCAAAGAATAGAAACTATAGCTATAGCTATAAGCTTCCAAAAACCTACACCTCTTCGACATCTCGATATGACGCTGGTGTTCTTACAGTTAAGGTGGGCACTCGAAAACCAGAAGTTCAGACTATCGAAGTCGAGTGAATTAATCTCAAGTATCTTGGCCAAGCTTATAGCTTGGCCATTTTAGTTTCTAAGTGATGAATAATTATTTTATGACTAAAAAAATCGAAATCATAATCAGAGAATTAATTCGTGAAGAATTAGGAAGAAATATTAGAAGTATTCCCGATGTTGACGCAATGCAAGATTGGCGCCACTTAGATGGCGTAGACGCCTCTGTTGTTGCAGATCCTTTAACTAATGGGTGGTCAGTAAAAATTACCACGACAGATGGAAAAGCCGATCTTCCTTTAAAACATTTTAGCGATGAAAATTCAGCTAATTTTTGGGCAAGAAATCAGGTTATGAAAATTCAAAGAAAACTTTTAGCAAAAAAATCAAAGTCTTGAAAATGTGAACAGTCTATGTTATAATAACATATGAAAGTAAAAAGAAGACTTCAAAAGAAGATACTTGCTCCTTCAATAGAAAAAAACATAAATCAACCTTCGATAAATTCTTTACAAAACTATCAAGGTTTTTGCGTTGAAGATTTTGTTTGGTTTAAAAGTTCTCTTGTTTTGGAGAAATTTTCATTTGGTAGAATTAAGTCTATTTCAAAAAACGATAATGGCAATATCGCTTTTATGGTTTGGGATGAATCTAACAACATGTGGAGAATGCTTGGAGTTGAATCTTTGTTAAAAGAGCAACCTAAAAAAGTAAGAAAAAAAAGAAAAAAGAATCTTGAAAACGAAGAAATTGATTCCTAATTTAAATCCACTTGTAAAGGAAAAACATGAATTCATATACTGGACATTTTCCATTTAACAAAATTCGCAAGGCGCAAAGCGATGCTATTGAATTTGCAATTAAAGCCTTTGAATCGGGAAAGCGATTTGTTGTAATTGAAGCTGGAACTGGCGTTGGAAAAAGCGCCATCGGCTTAACTATCGCAAGGTATATTACTGCAAACACACATTCTATCTCAGAAACCGGTCACCAGCCAGGTTCCTATTTTCTAACTACTCAGAAAATTCTTCAAGAGCAGTATGTAAAAGATTTTGGTGTTGATGCCGGTGGCAGCATGTGTCAAATCATGTCTGCGGCAAATTATCAATGCAAGTCTAGAAGTAGAATGAATTGTGCAGAGGTTCAGCAGCTTCTTCGAGCCGAGCCTGACAATTCACGACTTAGCAAGTCTTGTAAATTTAGCTGCGTTTATAAGGAAGAAAAGAAGAAGTTTCTAAATAGCTCAGAATCTATTACGAACTTCACGTATTTTCTTACCGAATCTAACTATATTGGAAAGTGCGTTCCCAGAACTCTTCTTGTTATTGATGAAGCACACAATGTCGATACAGAATTGTGTGGATTTATTGAAATCTCGGTTTCTGAAAGATTTTCTAAGACTATTTTGAAATACGAAATGCCTGAAATCACAACGCAAAAGCAGGCATGGCGATTTATTAATGAAGAGTATGTTCCTCGAATTCGTAGTCATCTAAAGCATTACGCCGAATTAATTGAAAAATTTAATATGGCAGATAAGATGAAAACTGATTTTGTGAAACTTGCCAAGCAATATGAGATGCTTGAAAAGCACGCGGCAAAAATTGAACAATTCATTAAATTGTATGATGAAGAAAACTGGATCTTCAATTTAAGTGAAGGTGAAGGTAGAGGAATGCGAAAACTGGAGTTTAAGCCAGTTGATGTTTCTGCCTACGCGGAGCAGATTCTATTTAAGAGCGGTGAAAAGGTTCTTATGATGTCTGCAACCATTCTAAACAAAGAAGGTTTTTGCAAGATGCTAGGAATTCCTGACTCGTCTTGCGAATTCATCTCTATTCCTTCACCTTTTCCACCTGAAAATCATCCTATTCTTGTCTCACCAGTAGCGAGAATGTCAGCTGCGTACATCGAGCAAGATCTGCCGAAACTTGCTGTCGCCGTCAAGGAAATTTTGGCGCAGCATCCTGATCAAAAGGGAATTATTCATTGCCATACTTACAAAATCGCAAAGTATTTGCATAATACGCTGAAGTCTAAGCGGCTACTTATTCATGGGTCCGAAGATCGTGTTGAAAAACTTACCGAGCATTCTACCTCTTCAGAGCCAACTGTTCTTCTGTCACCTTCTATGCAAGAAGGTGTAGACTTGAAGGACGATCTATCTCGTTTTCAAATTATCTGCAAGGTTCCATATCCATATCTTGGCGATAAAATTGTCAAGAAGCGGATGAGTCGTTGGCCTTGGTGGTATCCTTTGCAGACGGCAAAAACTATAGTTCAGTCTGTTGGTCGCTCTGTTAGAAGCAATGAAGATCATGCTGTCACTTATATTTTGGACGCTGACTGGAATAGATTTTATTCTAAGAGCAAGGAAATCTTTCCAGAAAGCTTCAAAAAATCATTGACCGAACTTTAAACGAAGGGACCTTTTAAGGTCCCTTTTTTATTTTTGATTGAATATATAAGATTATGCAAATCACAGAGTCAAAACTTCGTCAAAACATTCAGCATCTTCTAAAAGAAGAAGTGTATGGTAAAATTGCGACTGTCTATCATGGTTCGAAACAGGGACCAGAAAAATTCATCGAGCTATTTGAGAACGAGTCTGGGCTTGTTGGATGGGAGACGGGTAAAGGTGCTGGGTCTATGTACGGTCACGGACTTTATACGGTCTGGACAAAAACCTATCATCAGACATTTAAAGGAGGTTATGGCAAATGGATCTATAAGTTCAAGGTCAATCTAGAAGGTTTCATCATCTTTGATGAAACTGTTTGCAAACAGGTTTACGGTGCGTCTTTGACGCCACTTCAGCAGTTAGAAAAACTTGGCAAAAAACAATTAATAAATTCATTTGATGTAAATGCAAAGAAAGCGTTATCTAAACCACCAGCATATAAAGATAGGTCTGCAGATATGGCCGCTAAAGCAGCGCCATATCTGTCTGGTAATGTCAATGGAGTTGTATTTTGGGGCCACAACGACGGTCCTGTCGTTATTGCATATGACCCAAACATGGTCACTCCTATGTCTTACGCAAAACTTGAAAATGCAAAAAAAGATATCTGGACAAGATGGAAACCCGACAAAATTAAAAATTCATTGTCAAGATCTGCAAAAGGCGGTACGATTGCAGATCCTGAAAGGTTGCAAAGTTCAAAACCAAGAATTCCTGATTTTAACAAATTGGTTAATGCAAGTGATGAAAATCTAATAAAAATTTTAGAAAGAACACCTGCGACAGATCTGGATAACGCAGTTATTAAAAATAATAAAAACAAAGATTTCAAAAGAAGAATTTTATCTTTAAGTTCTAATATTGAAAGATTAAAACACCTTGTTGCATCTTCTGAAGAAACACCTCCAGAAATATTGACAAAGTTAGCAGATGATGATGACAAAAATATTGTAATGGCAGTATTATCAAATAAATCATGTCCGAATGATATTATAGAAAAACTAGCAGACAGTAATGAAGACTCAATTAGAAACGCAATTTCTTTTAAAGAAAATTTACCTCTAGAAATAATATTGAAATTTACAAATGATGATAACCCTTACATCAGATCTAAAGCCGCCATGCGCACATCTGTTCCTCCAGAAGTTTTAACAAAGATGTCGAATGACAATGTTTATTTTGTTAGAGGAGCTGTTGCAGAAAATAAATCAACTCCTCTAGAAGTATTGACAAAGTTGGCTAAAGACAAAGATTACAGAGTTAGAATCTGTCTATTGGATAACCCATCAATAACAATGCAATTATGGGAGAAGCTCTCTAGAGATCGTAATTCAACGATAAGATTTCGTATTGCAAAAAACACATCAACACCTCCTGAATTGCTAATTAAATTGCTTGATGACAAAGATATAGACGTTAAGACGGCTGTAGCATATAATCCAAATTTACCACACGATATGCTAGCAAAGATGGCAGTTTCTGACAACGCTAGAATTAGGGCTGCTGTTGCAGCAAACGAAAACGCACCACGAGAATTATTAATTGCATTACTGAAAGACACAGAAGATAATATTAGACATTGGGCTAAGGAAAATCTAAAAAAACGAGGTCTTCAAGAATCACTTTTTCGTCGAGTAATTCGTCAACTGTTATAGCGAATTGAATATATAAGATTATGCAAATCTCAGAATCAAAACTTCGTCAATTAATTTCCTCTCTTCTGATTGAAGGTCCTGAACAGGACCGTCAGTCACTTATTGCAAAATATCCCGCTAGCGAAGACAGGCTACGCATTCTTCCTGTCAAATTTATCACTTGGCTCTGGGACAGGTTTGGCGACAATGCTCGCCAAGAAGAGATCCACCCATTTGAAGACGCAATTGTGACAATAAATAATTTTGCAAAAGCTGACGCTTCAATTGGCGCAAAGTGGAAGTCAAATGAACAGTTTAAAAAAGCAGTTGAAGAAGCAATACCTGAGCGTCGTTGGTCGACGCCAACAGACATCAAGACAATGACTGTTGACGAGATGGAAACAATTATTGGGATTTCTCAAAGAAAAAAACAGAGATTTGATGTTCAGAAAGAAGATACTTCATTTGAAAGTGACAGAGTCGGAAAGGTCGGTCCTTGGAACTTATGGATGCCAACAACAAGGGAGAATAGTTGTAAAATAGCGCAGTATGATCCTGCTTCTATGAAACCAAAAACAACTTGGTGTACAGCTCGAACCGATGGTTCAAATTTATTTTACAATTATGTTGGTAAAAAAGATCAGGATGTGACTTTATTTTATATCATTAAAGACGAACCACGAGATTCCAATGACTGGCTCTCTCTTGGTTTTGTAAATGGAAAACCTGACTTAGATGGAAAAGACGGAGGAGTTTCAGTCAATAGAGACAATAAAGGCTTAACTCGCAAATCACTAAAAAATGCCCTTGGGACTGATTTTGATCAGGTTATTAATGCACTGAAACAGAAAAATGAACAATTGGGCGGTAAACATCCTGCTGCAAAGAAAATTGAAGAAGCAACAAAAAGCGTTGAAGCATATGAAGATTTAGTTAGAGGTCTTTCTACGCAAGAAAAATTTGATTTAACTTACAGCATGTTAACGACTTATGAAGAAGGCGCTTCAAAAGATGTGTTAATAAAATTAGCTGATGACAAAGATGAAGATATTAGAAGGCAAATTGCAGGCTACAAAAATGCACCTACAGAAATTTTAGAAAAACTAGTAAAAGACAAGGACAAATACGTTAAACTTGCAGTATTGAACAACAAAACCGCTCCGAAAGACCTGTTAACAAAACTAGCAACTAGCGAAGATCACGAAATTAGATCTGCTATATCAACAAATACATCAACACCTCCAGAAACTTTAATAAAATTATCAAATGACACTAACATGGATGTTAAAGCTGGCGTGCTGACGAACAAATCATGTCCGAAAGATTTGTTAACAAAACTAGCAAATAGTGAAAACGAAAAATTTAGATATTATATATCAAAAAACACATCAACACCTCCAGAAACTTTAGCAAAATTAGCAGAAGATGAAAAAGAAGAAATAAGAAAAGAAGCCGCATCTAATTTGTCAGCGCCTCCTGAGTTGAAGATAAAGCTTTTAGAAGATCCAAAAACACAATGGTGGACTGCTGCTTATATTGCTAAAACATTGCAAGCTGGACATCCTGATGCGCTTTTGAAAGCGTCAAACTCCAAAGATGGAAATATTAGAAAAGGTGTTGCTCAGAATCCGGTGACACCAATAGAAATTTTAGCAAAATTAGCAATCGACAAGGATGAATATGTTAGAGCTGCTGTGGCGCAAAATCCTTCTACACCGTTAGAAATATTAAAAAAATTGGCGAAAGATAAACACGAAATAATTTCAAGAGAAACTAAAAAAATTATAATTGCCCGTGGTCTTCAAGAGTCACTTCTTCGTCAGATAATTCGTCAATTGTTGTAGTTAATTAATATATAAGATTATGCAAATCTCAGAATTACAACTTCGTCAAAACATTCAGCTTCTTCTGAAAGAAGAAGTGTATGGTAAAATTGCTACTGTTTACCATGGTTCGAAACAACCTCCAGAAGAGTTTATTAAGCTCTTTGAAAATGAGTCTGGACTTGTCGGTTGGGAAAAGGGCAAAGGTGCTGGTTCAATGTACGGTCACGGACTCTATACAGTCTGGACAAAAACTGGTCATCAGACATTTAAGGGTGGTTATGGTAATTGGATCTATAAGTTCAAGGTCAATCTAGAAGGTTTCATCATCTTTGATGAAACTGTTTGCAAGCAGGTTTACGGCAAGTCTTTGACGCCACTTCAGCAGTTAGAAAAACTTGGCAAAAAACAATTATTTAATAAATTTGATGCAAAAACAAAAAGAGTTTTATCTAAGCGGCCAATTGCAAATAGAAGATCCGCAGATCTTGCAGCTTCGACAGCAAGTTATTTGGCGGGTAATGTCAATGGAATTGTCTTTTGGGGCAGCAATGACGGACCTGTCGTCATTGCGTATGATCCAAATATTGTCACTCCTATGTCTTATGCAAAACTTGAAGATGCAAAGAAAGATATTTGGACAAGATGGAATCCAACTGAAATTAAAAATTCGTTATCAAGATCAGCTCATGCTGGAACATTCGTAGATCCTGAAAGATTGCAGAGTTCAGAAATTGCGTATGATTTTAATAAATTAATTAATATCAGTGATGAAAATCTAATGAAAGTTTTAGAAAGAACTTCTTTTACAAGCTTAAATTGGACGACTCTAGAAAATATTACAAACAAAGATTTCAGAAGAAAAATTTTATCTTTTGCTTCTAATATTGAAAGATTCAAAGATCTTGCTGCATCTTCTAAAGACACACCTCCAGAAGCATTGGAGAAGTTATCAAAGGATGGTAATATAGAAATTAGGCTTAAAGTAGCGTCTAATCCATCAACAAGTGCAAAGGTATTGATAAAACTATCTAGAGATCGTAGTTTAGGGATAAAAAGAAAAGTTGCAAAAAATGAATCAACACCTCCAGAGGCGCTGATTAAATTAGCAGACGATAAAGACATAAGTGTTAGAATGTCTGTAGCAAGTAATCCAAATTCACCTCAAGATTTGATAACGAAAATGGCAAATTCTGACGATCCTAAAATTAGGCAAAACGTCGCAAGAAACAAATCAGCGACTAAAGAATTATTAAATGTATTAATGAATGATGTCGACGATGGTGTTAAATGGTGGGCGGCTGAAAGAAATCTAGAAGGCAGCCGCTTTCTAGAATCACTTCTTCGTCGAACAATTCGTGATGTTTACATCACTTTATAATCATTTACCATAAATTATGGGAAAAATTTTCAAATCAGTTCAAGAGTTAAAATCATACGCAGACTCAATTAGAAAAGATCTTGTTGTGACAAGTGGTGGATTTGATCCAATGCATGTTGGACACCTGCGTTGTCTTCAAGGTTCAGCGGGGGTTGTTGATGTCAATCCTGGCACAAAACTTGTAGTTATTGTTAATGATGACGGATTCCTTTTAAGAAAAAAAGGATACGCCTTCATGCCAATTGAAGAGAGACTTGAAATAATTGCTGGCGTTGCTGGCGTTGACTATGTGGTCCCTTGGGATGACGGCAGCCAAACAGTCGTTGGCGCAATTGAAGTTCTTCAGCCTGTTATCTTTACAAAAGGTGGAGACAGAGACAAAGCTGAAAATGTTCCTGAGTTTGATCTTTGCAAGAGAATTGGATGTGATGTTTATTTTGGTGTCGGCGGCGTAAAAATTCAATCTTCTTCCACGCTTGTTGAATCAATTAAAGCAGTAAAGTAATAAATAAATTAACAAATAAGGAAAAAGTGTGAACATAGTAAATAAACCTTGGGGACATGAAGAGATCTGGGCTGTTACTAAAAATTATGTCGGTAAATTTCTTCATATTAAAAAAGGTCATAGATTGTCAAGGCAGTTTCATGAAGTAAAAGAAGAAACAATCAGAGTTTTAAATGGAACCCTTGTTCTGGAAATTGGAAGTGCAGATTCATTAGTTAGAAATACAATGATGGTTGGCGAATCGTACACTATTGTTCCTGGGACTATTCATAGATTTTGTGCCGAAGAATCTGATGTTGTCCTTGTTGAAGTTTCAACAAATCATTTAGAAGATGTTGTAAGACTTGAAGACGATTATAAACGATAAAATAATGTCAAAAATAAACGCGGTTGGTATTTTTTTAATTTCCCCATCTCTTGACAGGGTCTTAGTTAGCATGAGCGAAGAAACTTCTAGCATTCCATGGTGCAGAATTGGGCCTCGTGAAAATCCGATTGATGTAATTCAAAAAATTCTTTTTAGAAATGGTTTGACATTTAAAAAAGAAGATCTTATAAAGGAAGATCCAATTATTGACAACGATGGAACTGCTTATTTCATGGCATATAGCAGCTCAAAACCATCTGGTCGTATTTCATTTGTTCCTTGGAGAATATTGGAAAACGAATGCGATAGTTCTTTTTTAAATGTTATAGAAAAAATAAAAAAAGAAATACTTTAAAATTGATTACAATTTTATGATTTGTGATACTTATTATTAAGATGTCAATTTTTAGAGAACACAAAACATCCGCTGACAGATCCGCCGCTGATCGTACTCGACATAAGCAAAAAATCGAGAAAGCAATCAAAGATGGCGTGACAGATATTGTTTCTGAAGAGTCCATTATTGGCCAGGACGGAAAGAAAAAAATTAAAATTCCAGTTCGTGGTATTAAAGAATGGCAATTCGTATATGGAAACAACGAAAATCAAAAAAATGTTGGCTCAGCTCCCGGCGCTGACATTCAAAAGGGACAAGTTGTTAAAAAGGGACAACAGCAACAGGGGCAAGGGCAAGGTGGAAAGCCGGGAAAAGAAAAAGGTGAGGAATTTTACGAAGTAGAAATTACCCTCGATGAACTTGCTGAATATCTTTTTGCGACATTAAATTTACCTGAACTTGAAAAGAAAAAGTTCAGAACTATAATGGAAGAAAGACCTAAAAGGCATGGAACAAGAACGACAGGTATTCCACCTCGACTTGATAAAAGAGAATCTGCCATTCAAAGAATTAAGAGGCTTGCAGCTGCTCGTAGAAGTGGTTTAGTTGAAGTTGATGAAAATGGTGATGAAGTCTTTCCTTTTCATGAAAACGATTTAAGATATCACCACATAGACTCAAAACCAAAAGAAGCTACGAATGCCGTCATTTTCTTTATGATGGACGTTTCTGGTTCTATGACACAAGAAATTAAATTTTTGGCAAGATCATTTTATTTTCTTTTGTATCAATTCTTAAGACACAAGTACGAAAATATAGAAATTGTATTTATTGGTCACACAACTGAGGCTTTTGAGACAGACGAGGATTCATTCTTTAAAAGAGGATCTTCAGGTGGAACACATATCTCGTCTGCCCCTGAACTTGCGTATAAAATAGCCACTGAAAGATATCATCCATCTATTTGGAATGTGTATGCTTTTCATTGTACTGATGGCGACAATTTTTCAACTGATGATCAAAAGGCTTTTGACAAATATAAGCAATTAAGTGAAATATCACAAATGATTGGTTATTGTGAAATTTTGATTAGAGAAACAACACCAGTCTGGATGAAAGATACATGGTTAAGCAAGAATCTTCCTTCACTTGCCCCTAAACTAAAGACTTCTGTAATTAGAAACAAAGAAGATATCTGGCCTGTTTTCAAAAAACTATTTGGAGGAAATAATGCCTGAAGTTACTCTAGACATTTTATCTGAATGGGATGAAAAAATTTGTGAATTAGCGAGAAGTCAGGGGTTGGATTGGTACCCTCTAGCATATGAAACATGCGATTACAGAGAAATGATTGGACATATGTCTTATCATGGTATGCCTTCTCACTATGCGCACTGGTCATACGGGAAATCATTTGAAAGAACACATTTTATGTACAACGCAGGTTCTGAAGGTCTTCCTTATGAGCTCATCATAAATTCAAATCCATCCATAGCTTATCTGATGTTAGAAAACCCTCTATATCTTCAGATTCTTATCATGGCGCATTGCGTTGGTCATTCTGATTTCTTTAAAATGAATAGAACATTTAAAGATACTGACGCCGAAACTGTCACAATGAGATTCAGAAATGCAGCGAAAAGAATTAAGGGTTATATAGAAGATCCATCAATCGGAATCGAAGCAGTTGAAAAAGTAATTGATGCTTGTCATGCGATATCTTATCAAACTGATCGTCGAGGAAGAACGAGATTAGATGAAAAAGATCTTAAAAAGAAGTATTCGGAAATAGTAAAAAATGATGAAAAAGGTGAATGGAAAGATTTTAATCTTGAAAAAATTCCACTAGAGCCTGAATTTGATGTTCTTAGATTTATTTCTGAAAATAATCCCAAATTACACGAATGGCAAAAAGACATTATAAGAATCATTAGGGAGGAGTCACTTTATTTCTGGCCTCAAATCAGAACCAAGGTGATGAATGAGGGTTGGGCAAGTTTTTGGCATTATAGAATTTTGCATCTACTTGAATTACCAGACGAATTACATCTTCCCTTTCTTAAAACACATAACGCAGTTCTTCGTCCATGGGGATTAAAAATTAATCCTTATCATCTTGGTTTTGAAATTTTCAAAGATATTGAAGCTAGATTTGGAATCGAAGAATGTTTTCTTGCAAGAGAAGTATGTAATGATGAAAATTTCATTTTGCAATATTTAACTGAAGAAAAAGCTAGAGAACTTAATCTATTCACGTTTAGTCCAAAAGGTTCTAAAAAGAAAAATCCCGATTGGACTATTGATGATATCGTTGAAGATGATGATAGCTGGAATGAAGTTAGAGCCGCTCTCTTGCTGAGTGTGGCGGGTAATATGATTCCCGTTATTTATGTTGATGAATTAAAAGGTGACACTCTTATTTTGCGTCATGAGCATGATGGTAGAGATCTTGAATTGGATTATGCCGATAACTGCATAGCTCTTCTCAAGAATATCTGGCACGGTGAAATTAAACTCATGACCGAAATTGAAGAAGAAGATTTTGAAGTTTCATAAGGAGAAAGCTGTGGATTTTCTTGAAATTATTAAGAAGCAAAGAAACGAATCTCAAAAAGACTCGTGGAAAGGTACTTTTGTCGACTATCTTGGCGTTTTAAAAAATGATCCTAAGATTGTAAAATTGGCTGCTCGCCGTCTTGTTGACGCCATTGAGTCACAAGGAGTCTCTACACTTAGCGATTCAAATCCTCGCTGTAGAAAACTTTTTGGTGGTGACAAATTAAAGATTTATGATTACTTCCATGACGACTTTTATGGTCATGAAAGAGTTATTGCAAAAATCATGAGATTTTTAAAGTCGGCATCATTGAAAGGTGAAGAAAGTCGCCAGGTTCTTCTTCTAATGGGGCCAGTTGGTTCAGGTAAGTCAGCTTTGGCTGATTCAGTTAAAAAGGCTTTGGAGAAAGCCGCTGAGCCTGTTTATCATTTGGATGGCTGCCCAGTTCGTGAAGAGCCTCTTCATCTCCTTCCAAGAAGCCTAAGATCACAATTCGAAGATGTCCTCGGTGTTCATATTGAAGGTGATCTATGCCCAGTCTGTAGATACAGACTTATGAATGAATTTAATGGCGAATATGAAAATTTCCCTGTTGTTCGTTCTTCATTCTCACAGCGTGGCCGTCGTGGTATCGCAGTTGTTCCTCCAATGGATGCCAACTCGCAGGATGTTTCGGCGCTTATCGGTTCTGAGGACATCTCAAAACTCGACAAGTACTCCGAGGATGATCCACGCGTCCTCAATCTCAATGGTGCATTCAATGTCGGCAACCGCGGAGTCGTGGAATTTGTCGAAATCTTCAAGAATGAGATTGAGTTCCTTCACACGATCCTCACTGCAACTCAGGAGAAGAATGTTCCAACTCCTGGTAAGAACTCCATGCTCTACTTCGACGGTGTCATCATCTCGCACTGCAATGAAGCTGAGTGGAATCGATTCAAGTCAGAACATACTAATGAAGCTATTCTAGATCGTATTGTGAAGATTGAGGTTCCTTATGTTCTTGAGTTATCACAGGAAATGAAGATCTATGAAAAGATGATTAGAAAATCTGACTTCAAGGCACATCTTGCTCCACATACAATCAAGGTCGCCGCGATGTTCTCAGTCATGAGCAGATTAAAATCATCTGCAAAGTGTGATCTTCTTACAAAAATGAAGATTTATGATGGACAGGAAATTGTAGAGAAGGGAAGAACTCGCAAGTTAGATATCGCCGATCTTCGTGATGAAGCAAAGCATGAAGGTATGGAAGGTATTTCAACTCGATTCATCACCAAGGCTCTTGACTCTGCTCTAACCGATTCTGAGAAAAACTTTATTACTCCAATGAGAGTAGTGGATGCCCTTATCAAGCAGGTAAAAGAGCAAGTCGTTAATGAAGAAAACAAAACTAGATATCTAGAAATTCTTCAGAAAACAATTAGAGAAGAATACCTGAAGATACTCGAAGGTGAGATTGCAAAGGCTTTCGTTACCGCCTACGAAGAGCAGGCCCAATCGCTATTCGATAACTATCTTGACAATGCCGAGGCATTTACGACTCGACAGAAGATGAAAGACCGTATTACTTCTGAAGAAAGAGCACCTGATGAGAAGTTCATGGTTGCGCTTGAAGAGCAGATTGGCATCACTGGTTCTATGAAAGATGGCTTCCGTGCAGATGTCACCGCTTACATGTTTGCCAAGATTCGCCGTGGAACAAAGGTAGATTATCGTTCATATGAGCCGCTTCGTGAAGCAATTGAAGCTTATCTAATTTCTTCTGTAAAGGACATGGCACGCATTGTGACCAAGTCTAAGAGTAGAGATAACGAGCAACAAAAGAAATACTCAGAAATGGTAGAAACCCTTGTACAAAATTACGGATATACACCAGAATCAGCTGAGGAGATTATTACCTTTGCAGCAAACAACCTCTGGCGTGACTCGTAGTTTAGAAGGTGACGGTCAAGAAATAATAAAAACAATTAGGCGATTTTCTGAAGACACTTTAGAGCTCATTAAATCGCCTATTGTTGATGTTTTTCACAATAGGGCAATGGGTGGATCTTCATGTGAAACCCTTCGCTTTTTGTCTTCAATAGAAACGACGTCAGATTTTGAAAGGACAGCCAAGTCTCTATTAATTCTTTCAGCATATAAAGCTGAAAAGCAGTCTCCTCTTTCAAGTTATTTGCTTTTAAAATTATTAGCAAAAGAAAATAAAAATGAAAGACTTAAAAGGCTTTTGAAAAAAGACGATATTGATGGCATTTTAAATCACATTAATGAAGAAACAATAGAATCATTGGCGAAAAACGCTATTTGTCTTGCAGGTGCCAATGGAAATATTACGGTCACGACTGGTGGTATAACGCATATTTCAGTTGATGATTCTATTTCTTTTCCCGTTCTTGTTTCTCCAAGTTTTGAAAATGCAAATAGTCAGACATTTCGTCAAATTTGTATATATGATGGCGTAATAGAAACAATTGGTGAAATAAATTCTTTTCTTGAAGAAGCCTCTAGTAAAAAATCTAATGTTCTGCTAATGGCAAGAGCATTTGCTAATGATGTAGTTAGCACAATTTTGTCAAACAATAGAAGAGGAGTATTTGACATAATTCCAGTAACTCCTGGTATGGGAATACTTGATGAATTTACTATGATAGATCTTTCTTTGGTCACAAATACGACTATTGAAAAACCTAACTTAAAAAATTCGAATTCCTTTAAAATGCTTATAGAAGGTGGAAAGCTAAAAATCACTATAAAAGAAAAAAATGATATAAACAATTTTGTTAGTAGATTAAGAGATGAAAGAAAATCTTTTAATAATGAAGAAATATCAAAAGTTATAAATGATAGAATATCTAGGGTTTCTTCAAGACGGGTAAATGTTTGTATTGGAGAAGAATTTGGAGGCGGTCAAAATATTGCCAAAGATAAATTTGACTCCGCTATGAGAATTTATTTATCTTCAAGAAAAAATGGAATTATTGAATTTAATAATGAATTATTTCCAGGAAATTCTTTGAACACAGCCTTAAATGTGTTTAATTCTTTAATAAGGACTTTGCATGTCACAGGAGGAACTCTTGTTATCAACAAAAACTTGGCACTGGCCAAACGGTGAAGTGGTAAAAATAAAAGAATTCGAAGATTTAATTTCCGATAAGGATGTTGAGCTCTTCGTAGGTTCTGATTCACAGCTATCAAATGGTGAATGGGTTTTTGCAACTGTAGTCGCCGCACATAAACCTGGTCGTGGTGGCAGATTTTTCTCTTTTAGAGAAAAGAAGAAAAAGTCTCTATTTCCTTCTTTGCATATGCGACTTATGGAAGAAGCTCTTCGCTCACTAAATGTAGCAACCGAAATTAGGGATAGATTTGGCAGGGAGTCAGAGGTACATCTCGATTTAAACACCGAGAAGCATAAATCTTCTAAATACTACAAAGAGCTATCTGAACTTATTGTCGGATTTGGTTTTCAGTGCAAAGTAAAACCAAATGCTTGGGCAAGTTCGGCTATCGCTGACAAATCTGCACGATAAATTTTACTTTTTCATTGCTTGTTGAATTATTTTATTCAAGGAGCAAACATGAAAGAGACAAATTTCGGTCAGCAATATTTTGCAATATTCGGCGCAGTTAAGGATAACATTTCTGAGGATCTTGTCACCCTATCTCAAAAGGATGGAATTGACAAGAACACCATTCAGAAGGTTATCCTTGTTGCGCAAAACGCAGTTGACAGAACTGCAGATAACGCATATGGATCATTTTGGAATAGCGTGAAGAAATTTTTTCGTCAGGACTAATGAAAATGAAAACAGGATTAAAGCACCTGATTCAGTGCCACTGCATCCTACCTACTTTGAAAAAGTCAAAAAATCCTGTTTTTCATTCATTCGTTGTCTTTTCAATCTTGAATGATGACGGTCAGGTTCAGCAAAAAGACGCAATTTGCAACAACTGTGGTGTTGTTCATAAAATAGTAGACATTTGCAAGTCTGAAATTACAACAAAAGAAAAATCTTCAGCAATTATTTCAATAGATGACATTAAATTAATGATTCCTTCTGAACTCGGAAATGTTCTCAGTAATTACAAATGTGATTTAGCGACTTGGGAATTGGCGCATTTCATCTTCGAAAACCAAAGATGGGGTGAAAAGATCATTTTGTCAAGAGAAAACGAGAATGGCGACACAAAAGGAAAACTTATGACGATAGAAAGCCATAACAAATTTAAAATTGAATCATTTGAAATGACGGAGAATTTTTAAATGATAAGTAATAATTATTGGTTGAACCAAATTCAAGTGTGTAGAGAAATTAATGCAAAGATTAACGATTTTGGAGTTTCTGATTATCAGAGACTTAAACTTATTGAATTTCTTGCATTAGAACTAGAAAGCAGAGAAACAATGCTTTCTCTATTGTCGATAGTTAAGCCTTGTATAATTGAAAAAGAGGAGCTAATAGCTCCCGAAGGAGAAAAATCAAGTGGTAAATTCAACATTGAAGATCTGGATTGAAATCGTTGCATTAGTTGCTGAACTTGCAATTGATGTTAAAAAGAGCGCGAAAGGAAATTCAAGCGCAGGAATGAGAACACGCAAAGGTCTTAGAAAGTTGAAGCAACTTGCTCAAGAACTTGGTCGTCACACTCTAGATCTTGACAAGCATAGAAAAGCAGGTGGCGAAGTAAAGGATGATGGTGGTGAAAGTGATGTCACATCAGCGTAGATCAAGCATTCTTCCTGAGCTAACTCCTGTTTCTCTTCCAAGAAGAAGCTCACATCAAAGCAATAGTCAACTTTTGGAAAATTTAAATTTGAGTTCTTCAAAAGTTGAAGAGGTACCAGTTGTTGCAACATTGCTTACACCTGAGATAAAGTCGGAAGATGTTTTGCCAGTTGTTGATGAAAAACTCGAGGAAGTTGCTATTCCTGTAGTCGAAGAAGTTTTGCCTGAGCCTGAGCCTGTAGTTCAGGCAGTAGACCTTTCGAAGAGCAAGACTAAGCGTAAAGCTTAGCTTCATCCATTAGATCGTGAGCCTCGACCTTTTTAAGGATCGCCTTTTCTAGTTGGCAAATACGCATTCTTGTGACGCCAAATAGATCGCCGATTTCTTGAAGAGTATGAGGCTCTCGTGCTTTTATTATGCAGCAATTTAAGCAACCGCTTTCTTTTATCCACATTCTACATGACGATTTTTCACAAGCTAGATCTCTTTTTTCATGTTCTGAGAAACATGTGGTTGATGGAACTGTTTTATTAATTGTTTGCATACAAAATATTTACCTTTTCGTTAAATTTGTATAGAAATTTTTTGGAGGTGTTCTTTTGGTTCGTAAAACTTTTATTATTGACACCAGTGTCCTGTTATATGATCCTACTTCTTATCTAGCATTTGTGGGTAATGATGTAGTAATTCCAATGATTACGCTGGAAGAGCTCGATAGATTTAAAGACAAAAAAGAAATGATAGGTGAGGCAGCTCGTGAAGTCAATCGATCATTTGACGCGCTTCGTGCCAAAGGATCTCTTCATGACGGAATTAATATCGACGGGTTTGATATCAATCTTCGTGTAGTCGCAGAATCTTCTACCAATATTTTGCCAAAAGAGCTTGATCCTAAAAAGGGTGATCATCGAATTCTGGTCGTCGCACTGGAGCTTAATCAGGCTTTAAGCAATGTCATCGTTGTAACTAAGGACATAAATCTTAGACTTAAGTGTGATTCTCTGGGTATTAAGGCAGAGGATTATTACAAGGATGTCCCTAGTAGGGTCCGGGAAGGCCATCCAGTGTTCTCAGGAGTTAACCTGTTAACACTTGATGATTTATCCATGGAAACCTATTACCAACAAGGCAGTGTTACTCCTGATTTAACCTGTGACCTCTGTGAGAACTCATTGGTGGTAGCCACCTCAGAGACAAACCCCAGCAAGAGCCTAATTGGCATGGTGAAAAACGGCAAGATAGTTAAGCCACTTTCAGGAAATGGAATGCTTGGTATCAAACCTCGTTCTAAGGAACAAATTGCTGCCGTCCATCTTTTGTCAGATGAATCTGTTCCACTTGTTTCTATGACGGGCCTTGCGGGATCTGGTAAAACATTTTTGGCTGTTGCATCCGCCATGTCAGCACTAAATAGCAAGAAATATGAAAGAATTATCATTACAAGATCTATCGAACCAGTTGGTCGTGATCTTGGATATTTGCCAGGAAGCCTTGAAGAAAAAATGGCGCCCTGGCTCATGCCTATTGTTGATAATATCAGAAACTGCTATAAAGATATTACATACTTCGAGATGATGAGACAAAAAGGAATTATCGAGATTTCTCCTATTGCCTATATTCGTGGAAGAAGTTTCAGCAACTGTTTTATTATTGTTGATGAAGCGCAGAACTTAACAATTCACGAAATCAAAACCTTGATCACAAGATGTGGAGAAAATACAAAGATGGTCCTTTTAGGAGATACCGACCAAATTGATACGCCATATCTTGATAAGTTCACAAATGGTCTGACAATTGCAATTGAAAAATTGAAAGGCTCACATCTGTTTGGTCATATTAGACTAGACAGAGGAGAGAGATCAGCGCTTGCAACTCTCGCCAGTCAGTCTCTATGATGATGAATACTTATCATTAAGGAGTTTTTCGTGTCAACAACGGTATTTAGAAAGACTGATTTAAACAGATTATCAAAATCTTATCCTTTTCTTAGAAGAGAACCTAAGATTGGATATGTTTCAAATAATCAAATAGTTCTTGAAAGTGCCGTTGTTGACTTCAATGGCGGAGACGAAGCGACTTATACTTTTTCAAGCTCTTATTTAGAGGCGCCTGTAGTTATAGCTACACCTTTAAATGAGAGCTTCAATGTTTTTATTAAATCTATTTCAATGTCATCAGTCACAATTGGTGCAAGCAATGCTAATGATTCATCAGCGTCGATATTCGTGGTAAAAAATGCGTAGCTTTAATCCGGGAGCTGGCACTATTATTCTTCAAATTGGAAAAATGACCTCCTCAGGTGATCAATCATCAGTAATTGTTAAAGATGTAGATTTAACCGTTGACAATGCCATTCTTGCTATTTCCGAAAAAAATGTTGTTATTGCACCATTAGAAACTAATATACCTGCAATAACATTAATGTCAGTGTCAGATAACGAAGATGTTTTAACACATTACATAATTGCGAGTTCAAAATAAATGTCCACAAGACCACCTGATTTTAAAGCTTCTGGAATTCGTTCAGAAAGAATAATAGCTTCTAGCAGCGCAACAAACCCGCAATTATTTGTAATAGGCTCAGGCGCAACTGGAAATGATGGAATTTCAGTTGATACTGATAATATCATTTTAACTGGAACAGGATCTGATACTTGGTTATTTATTTCTGGCTCCGTAGGCGGAAATGACAGGGTCACATTTGGCGGTGATGTTTTTATTTCAGGAAGCCTATTTGGATCCGGCGGTGGAGGTTCGTCGTCGGGTGTGTCTGGCGCTGTTCAAATAAGTGATGGAAGCGGTGGATTTTCATCTGATGCTGCTGACTTTAGTTATAGCACATCAAGCAATAGACTTGATGTATCAAATATCACTTCGACAGGTGATCATCTAATTAGCGGATCGGTTACATTAGGACAAAATTCAACAAAATCTTTAATTGTCAACGCCTCTCTTTCATCTAACATAGTTCCAGATGGTGACAGAACCAGAAATCTTGGTTCTTCATCAAGAAGATTTGCGAATGTTTATACTGGAGACTTGCATTTAAGAAATGATCGTGGCGACTGGACAATTGTTGAAGAAGCAGATTATCTTTGTGTAGTCAATAATTTAACAGGTAAAAAATACAAAATGATGCTTCAGCCGCTAGATTAAGTAGAACATAATACTTAATAATGTTCTACACTGGAGGTTTGTGTGGCTCTTATAACAAACAATATTTCGGGCTCAGGTAATCCAAATGCCCAGATTGCAATTACAGGCTCATTAGTAGTTGCTAATAAAAATGACTTTAGCAATCTTGCAGTAGGTTCAGATACGGTTTTTTATGTAAGTGGTGCTATTGACGGTAAATCAGCCGGAACAGGCGTTTCTGTTTTTGGTGGTGATGCTCATGTAAGCGGATCAATTACAGTTGGTACAGGTTCTGTCACTATTACGTCAAATGAAGTTAAATTTCTTGGTGGAGCTGCAAAGATTGCAAGCAGCTCAGCTGGTTTAACATTCTACGATTCGGGAAATACATCAGGCGTTTCTTTGACATCACTGGCAGGCGCAGTTGGAACCCCATCTTACTTTTCATCAACTACCACTGGTGCTATTTACACCACAGGTTCAGTTGCTTTTGTTGATGGTGAAGCAGGTATCGACGCTCCCACTGATAAAGGTACTGATGTATTTTTCTATGTATCAGGAAGTGGAACAAAGGCAGCACTTTTTGGTGGAATGCTTGTAACCTCAAGCTCAATTAAGGTAAAAGACAATCTCAACGGTGCTGTGAATGTTGATATTGGAAATTCAGGCGCGATTAGCGGTTCTTCAAACTTGAGCGTCGGTGGTGGTATTACGGTTCATAATGATATAAACTGTGACACTGATACACTAAAAAGGCTTTATCAGGCCGCAGCAACTAGCACAGTTCTAGTTGGTGGAAGCAATACCACCCTTTCATCTGCAACTGGTTCTTTTGGTTATGTAAACATTTCTAAAAATGCAATAATCACTGGGGATTTGACGGTTAATGGCACAACAACAACCATTAATACAACAAACCTTGTAGTTAAGGATCAGATGATTCTTATTGGATCTGGTTCTGCAACCTCTAATACAAATGGTGGTATTGCAGTTACTTCAGGTTCTAACACGGCAAATCAAGCTCTTGTCTGGGGTAGAGTTGGTCAAGATACCTGGGGCGCTGGTCGACAGGATGTAACCAATGGTACAACCTCAGATTTGACCACAATGAATCTTGTTGATGTTAGAGCTAGAGCATATCAGATTGGCAATGAATTTAACAAGCTTACAACAGATGGCGTTAATACAATTTTAAGTGCAAGTTCATTGCTCATTATGAGTGGAACAAGCGCAGAAGTCAATCTTGAATCAAAGGTAAATTGGTTCAGAATTTATGCAGGTGGTGCTGGGGTTGTTGAAGCTTCGTCAGGTTCAGCAGGAACATTTGTTAATACTGCTACAGTAAAAGGACTATCGACAAATGTTCTAAACTTCCAAGGCTCTCAGAGTCTTTTCTCTACAATTAACAACCCATACTTAGTCATGTCATCAGGATCTTTAGGCGCATTAAACAATGCTTCTAAAGTTCAAGCATACAGTTCTAACGATCTTGTTCTCGAAGGAAATTCAGTCGTATTTGCTCTTAACAGTGGCGACACGAGTGTCGCCACAATTAATTCAACAGGCATTGTTCCTTCTACAGACGTGACATACGATCTTGGTAGCGCCGCGGCACGCTGGCGCAATATCTATACAGGCGACTTGCATCTAAGAAACGAAAGAGGTGACTATACACTAATTGAAGAGAGCGATTTCTTGTCAATTAGATTTAATAAGACAGGTAAGCGTTATAAATTCGTTCTTGAACCAGTACCTGAATTAGATGAGTAATTAAATTAGGACAAAATTGTCTAAATGTTCAATAACTTTTAGACGAAAATAGTCGAATTTATTAGTTAAACATCTGGGAGAATTTGTCATAATTAAACATGACAAATTCTCCCTTTTTTATTAATTCTATTCCTGATGATTGTGAAGTTGTATTTGTTTCTGACTTCTTTGCTGATCAATTAATTGGAGGAGCTGAACTTACAAGTCAAGCGCTAATTGATTCGTCTAATTTTAAAATACACAAAGTTAATTCTAATCGCTTAACAAAAGAGATGATAAACAAAGCCAGATCAAAATTTTGGATTTTTGGTAATTGGTCAAATGCAAACGCGAATCTGTTAATTGAATTGGTTAAAATTCCAGAATTAAAATACGGAATTTTAGAATATGACTACAAGTATTGTAAGTATAGAAGTCCAGAAAAGCATTTAGCAGCTGAAAATATTGAATGCAATTGTGGCACACAGCAAATTGGTAAATTTGTAGAATTTTTCTATACAAATGCCTCTTTTATTTGGTGGATGTCAGTTGCTCAGCAGCAAAAAACTTTGAAAGCAATACCTACACTCGAAAGTGTTCCTCAGTCAGTTCTTAGTTCAGTATTTGATGAAAATTTCTGGATTAAAATTGAAAAACTTAAAAACACTCCAAAAAACGACAAGTGGATTATTTTAGGATCAGATTCCTGGATTAAGGGCACCGATGACGCAATAAATTATTGTGTAAGCAATGGATTAAAATATGAAGTAATTAAAGGCGTCTCCCCAGATCAATTCTTGAATAAACTTGCTGAGTCTGAAGGTTTCGTATATCTTCCTAAAGGCGGGGACACATGCCCAAGAGTTGTTATTGAGGCCAAATTACTTGGATGTAAATTACATCTAAATTCTAATGTGCAGCATGCATCCGAGGATTGGTTCAATATTGATGATTTATCATTAACAAAATATTATCTGTACAATGCCAGAGAGCAGTTTTGGAATACAGTTTCAAATTTAATGACTTGGCAACCAAGCATTTCTGGTTACACGACTGTTAGAAATTGCATAGAAATGGAATATCCATGGGAAAATACAATTCAGTCGATGCTTGGTTTTTGTGATGAAGTAGTTGTTCTTGATGGAGGCTCAACTGATGGAACATGGGAAAGACTACTAGAACTTGCAAAAAATGATGAAAGAATAGTTGCAAGACAAAAAGTTAGAGACTGGACATCAAAAAGATTTGCAGTTTTTGATGGTCAACAGAAGGCTGAAGCAAGAAAGCTTTGCACAAAAGATTTTTGTTGGCAGATGGATTCTGATGAAGTACTTCCAGAATCTGATTGGCAGAAAGTAAAAAACATTTGTCTAAAATTTCCAAAAGAAGTTGATCTTGTTTGTCTTCCTGTTGTCGAATTCTGGGGTTCTTTAGAAAAAGTTAGAATGGATGTCAATCCATGGAAATGGAGACTTTCCAGAAATAAACCTGCAATTACACATGGCATGCCAAAGGATAAAAGACTATATGATGAAAATGGTGAGCTTTATGCAGCCCAAGGAACTGATGGTTGTGATTATGTTTCAAGCATCGATGGTAGCATTGTACCATGTGCCAATTTCTATAATCAAGGTGCTCATAATGCCAGAATCGCCGCATTAAGTGGAGACCTAAGGGCATATACAGACTACAGGACATGGTTTGAAAGCGCTATTCAACAATTGCCTTCAGTTAGGCATTATTCGTGGCTAAATATGGAAAGAAAAATTAGAAACTATAGAGATTTTTGGCAAAAGTTTTGGGAAAGTCTCTACAATGTAAAACACGAAGACACCGCAGAAAACAACATGTTTTTTGATAAACCTTGGTCCCAAGTGACTGAAGATGAAATTAAATCATTGGCAATTAGAATTTCTAATGAAACTGGTGGTCATATTTTTCATTCAAAAATTAACTTGAAAAGACCAACCATTTGGATAAGTGGCATCAAATGAACTATTGATTATGGATGTGGAACTTCATCATCCATATTAAATTATGTACAATTCAGATCTAGAAGATCAGCGCAAGTTTCTTAAATAGCAATCAACTTAACAATCTGGCGAATTCTTTGTTCTGCCAGGTTTAAGTTTTTTAGATTTCGGATTGCAGCCAATCTTATTTGACCGACACTGCTATTTGATAGTTTCATTAACATTTCTTTTGTAGCATTTTTATGACCAGCAATACGCATTAATATTCTTGGATTGTCACTATTAATAAGTTTTTCTAAAGCCTCTACAGGCGCATTATCATTTGAAGCAACTCCATAACGAACATTTACTGCTGGATCATCAGCAAGTTTTATTAACAAATATTTTGGTAGATTTTCACGTGCTGAAACAGTTCTACGCACAAAATGACTTTCATGACTACTAAGTTTTATTATCGTCTCAAGAGGTGTGTTTCTGTTTAAAGCAACCTCATGACAAACATTTCCGTCCAAATTATTAGAAAGTTTTGTTAAAATCTCAGGAGGCGTTTTACTCTGTTCAGCAATTTTTATTAGTACTCTTGAATCATGACTATCAGAAAGTTTTTCTAAAATATCAAAATTTTCTGATTCATAAATTACAAAATTGCTGACTAAGTGAGATTTGACATAATAATCATCATCTTCTGCTAGTCTTAATAGCACTTCTTTTGGCGTTGTCCTATTTAGAGCAACGTCAGCTCTTACGTGCTGATCTTTGTCATTTGCTAACTTAATTAGCAAATCTTCTGACAAATCTATTCTACGAGCAATATTCGATCGTATTGATGAATCGTCTTCGTCTGAAAGAATTTTCAAAGTCGCTGAAGGTGTTAAAGCGTCATTTGTTAAACTAATCTTCGTTGCGTAATCTGATTCTTTCAATCTTTTTACGTTGGCTGGATTGTTATAGTTTGCCTTTTGAAGATATTCATAAACTTTTTCAGAATTTATAACAGGTGCCTTTTGCAATCTTTCAGGATCTGCAATCGTTCCAGCCTGGACAGATCTTGATAGCGAATGCTTTATTTTAGCTGGGTTCCACTTTGTCCAAATATCGTTTTTTGCATCTTCAAGTTTTGCATAAGACATAGGAGTGACAATATTTGGGTCATAAATTAAAACTACAGGTCCGTCATTTGAACCAAAAAAAACAATTCCGCTAACATTTCCTGCCAAGTATTTTGAAGTTGCAGCAGCAATAGCACTTGATTTTTTCATATCTGCGGGTGGTTCTTCTAAAATTGCTTTTGTGCCAGCGTTAAATCTATTTAATAATTGTTTTTTTCCAATCTTTTTTAGTTGTTCAGCAGGTGACAATGAAGATCCATAAACTTTTTCACAGATGGCTTTATCAAAAATTATGAAACCATATAAATTCACTTTAAATTTATAGATCCAATTTCCATAGCCGCCTCTATAGGTTTGGTGATCAGTTTTTGACCAGACTGTATACAGTCCGTGACCATACATTGAACCGGCACCCTTATTGACTTGCCATTTTACAAGACCAGATTCGTTTTCAAAAGTTTTAATAAAGTCTGCTGGTCCTTGTCTTGAGCCGTGTTGGACAGTAGCAATTGTGCCATACACTTCTTCTTTTAGAAGCTGGTGGACTGTTTGACGAAGTTTTGATTCAACGATTTGCATATGTTTAATTATTCGCATTAAATTCAATTTTTGAATTTTTTATTTTAATTGTGTCAAATCATCCCGTCAAGTCTTAATTGCGCCCATGATTTTATAAAATTTACTGTACTATTTGACAACTTAATCAATGTTTCTTTTGGGGTGATTGGGTTTAAAATAATTTCTTTTATTACGCCGACATCTTCATCATTTGCAAGTTTATTTAATAATTCTTCTGATAAATCATCTCTCCAAGCAATTCGTGATCTTATTTTTGCATCAGGATCGTCTGAAAGAATTGTTAAAATTGCCGAAGGCGTTGACGGATCGTCTATTAACATTGTTTTTATATTGTAGCTAGATTGCTTTAATCTTTTTATACTATCTGAATTATTATACTTAGCTTTTTTAAGTGAAAGAAATATTTTTTCATCATTTGTTTTTAATCCTTTTTGCAATCTTTCAGTGTCAACAATCGTTCCAGCTTGTGAAGATCTTGATAACGAATGTTTTATTTTAGCTGAATTCCACTTTGTCCAAATATTGTCATGTGCATCTTCGATGTGAGCATAAGATATTGGTGTAACAATGTTTGGATCATAAATTAAAACTACAGGTCCATCACTTGATCCAAAAAAAACAATTCCGTTAACATTTCCTGCTAAATGCTTTGATACATAAAGAGCGTATTCGCTTGAAATTCGCATATGGACAGGCGGTTCTTCTAAAATTTCTATTGTTTTTGTATCAAGAATATTCAATAATTGTTTTTTTCCAATCTTTTTTAGTTGTTCGACAGGTGAAATTGAAGATCCATAAACTTTTTTACAGACGGTTTCATCAAAAATTATAAAGCCGTATAAGTTTACTTTGAACTTATAGATCCAGTCTCCGTAGCCGCCTTTATAAGTTTGATGATTAGTCTTCTCCCAGACTGTGTACAATCCATGACCGTATGATGAACCTGCACCTTTGTTAACTTGCCATTTTACAAGACCAGATTCATTCTCAAAAGTTTTAATAAAGTCTTCTGGAGGTTGTCTTGATCCATGGTAGACAGTCGCAATTGTGCCATACACTTCTTCTCTTATAAGTTGTCTAACTGCTTGACGAAGTTTTGATTCTGTTATTTGCATAATTTATATATT